TAGGTGACGACGAAATAGAGATTCGCAAGGACGACACCCGGCGGCTACGGGTGCTTTATACGGCAGTAGGACTGGCGATGCTGGTGTTATTGGCCGCCAGTTATTTTAGTTAGGAGAAGATGATGGCAGAGAAAAAAGGCAAACAAGCGGGTACGGCTAAAACAGTCCCGAACCCGCCTAATGCGGTGAAGGACAACCCGAAGACCAGTGGTATCATGATGCGCGGTTATGGCGCAGCTACGAAGGGCAAAATGGTGCGAGGACCGCTAGGTTAAGCCATGAATTACACCGAGATTTCTCAGGCTATTCAAGACCTCTTAGAGAACACCGAGGCGCTGTTTGTCTCGAATATCCCGATGTTTATCACGACCGCAGAACTTGAAATATATAACTCCGTCAATATCCCGACACTGCGGCGTAATGTCACGGGGCACTTGACGGCGCACAACAAATACTTGAGCTGCCCGTTGGACTTCTTGAGTGTCTATTCACTGGCGGTGGTTGATGCGGCGGGCGTGTACAGTTATTTATTGAACAAAGACGTGAGTTTTATGCGTGAGGCCTATCCGAACCCGTCGGTGTATGGGCAACCTAAATTTTATGCGCTATTTGGACCGTCCATCTTGGACTTGAACGAGTTGACTTTGATTACCGCCCCCACCCCGGACGCTAGCTATGAAGTTGAACTCCATTACAATTATAATCCTGAGAGCATTACCGTGGCGGCTACGGGCCGTACTTGGTTATCAGACTCTTTTCCTAACGTGTTACTTTATGGCGCTATTCGAGTGGCTAATCTATTCATGAAAGCCGAGGCCGATATGGTCGGCTACTATGAACAGAAGTATTCCGAAGCGATGACGCAGTTCATTCGTCTGTGCGCAGGCCTGGAACGCGGCGATGCCTATCGGGAAGGCCAAAAGAAAATTCCGTTTAATCAGGTATAACCGATGCTTATCCAGGGCCAATGTAACATTTTCCTGCTCAACAAGCTCTTAGGTGCTGAAGACTTTTCACTGTTAAGCCCGTACCAGTATTACATGGCGCTTTACAACGCCAATGCTGACTTGGGTCCGGATACTTTGATTTACACGTCGACTAACGAAGTGACCGGCCCCGGCTATACGGCAGGCGGTCTGCGCCTCACCCCGATTCCGCCGGTAGTAGATAACGGCGTTGCCTTTCTCTCCTTCCAAAATGTGCTTTGGACGGGCGCCGACTTCATTACTCGCGGCGCCCTTATTTATAATTTTACAACAGACGCCGCCGTGGCTGTGCTGGACTTCGGTGCAGACAAGCTTGCCTCAGGGGATTTCCCCGTGTGGTTCCCGCCGGCCACTTATACTACCGCCGTTATTAGGGACACCGTGTCATGAGCTTAGTCATAGGCAACAGGATAAGAGAAAATTCCACCGTTGAAGGACTTAACGTCATCACGCTGCTGGGCGCGCCGTCGGGCTTTCAGGACTTTAGTGTGGTCGGTGACGGCAATACTACGTGGTACGTGATTGCCGATGTACCGAACGACAGCTGGGAAGTGGGCGTGGGTACGTATAACGCCACGCTGCCACCGACCTTGGAGCGGACCACTATACTGGCGTCCTCCAACGCTAATACCCTAGTTAGTTTTTTACCCGGGCCTAAAGATATCTTTTGTACTTTGCCTGCGGATATTGCCCCGATTGTGGCCATTCCTGTAGGTATGGGCGGTGGCACGGTCAGTACCAATACGGCGTTGGGCGTCGGTGCGTTGGTCGCGAATACCACAGGCTCTACGAACACGGCTTTGGGGTATGCGGCGTTAAACGCTAACACTTACGGCGATTTTAATACGGCCGTAGGCTTTAGTGCGCTATTGCTTAATACTACAGGCAGCTCTAATGTTGCGCTGGGTGCCTATGCGCTATCGGCGAATACGGTGGGCGTTCGTAATGTAGCGATAGGCGAGCTGGCATTGGCAAACAGTACGACAGGTAATTATAACGTCGCTATTGGCGCGTCAGCTTTAGCCTCTAATACGACAGGGCTGTCCAATATTGCGCTGGGGTATCAGGCGTTGGCCAATAACACCGTAGGCGTGTACAACATTGCGTTGGGCACATCGGCAATGACGTCCAATAGTATTGGCGGCTATAACATTGCCATAGGGACTAATGCGCTGGACGCAAATACGGTGGGTGATGGTAATGTTGCTATCGGGCATGCAGCCATGCAGGCGAACACCACCGGTGTAGACAATGTCGCTATTGGTTTTGGTGCGCTTACGACAAATACAACGGGCTCCGATAATACCGCAGTAGGCCACTTTGCGTTGCAATTAAATACCGAAGGTATCAATAATACGGCGCTCGGTGACGAAGCGCTGCAGTCTAATACGGTAGGCAGTAATAACGTGTCTGTGGGGACGTTAGCCCTGCGTGCCAATACCTTGGGAAATTACAATATTGCCATTGGCCCTTCGGCATTAACCGCCAACATCACGGGTAGCGAGAATGTGGCGGTGGGTTATTTGGCGCTGGCGGCCAGTACCAATGGAAATAGCAACACCGCTGTCGGGACGTCTGCGCTGGCGGCCAATAGTGGCGGTGATTCCAATACCGCTTTAGGGTCATCAACATTAGCCTCTAATACCACAGGTTCTGGCAATACTGCGCTAGGCGCATCCGCACTGTCTGCCAACACGATAGGTGCCGCTAATGTCGCAGTGGGTTATGGGGCACTGAATAACAATACGACAGGCACGGCTAATGTTGCTGTAGGGCGTTCGGCACTAACCACTAATGTATCGGGCATTAATAATACCGCAGTAGGCCATCAGGCACTTACGCTTTCTACGGGCAATTACAATACGGCGGTGGGCTCTTCGGCGTTGGTCGCCAACACGACCGGGGGCAGCAACACCGCAGTAGGCTTAAATGCGTTGGGAGCCAACACCTCCGGCAGCAGCAACACGGCGGTGGGTGCCTCGACGCTGGCTGCCAATGTATCGGGGGCTAGTAATACGGCGATAGGCGCTAATGCCCTAAATGCCTGTACAACCAGCAGTAATACGGCAGTCGGCGTCAATACGCTCTTAGCAAATACAACGGGTACGACCAATACAGCAATAGGTGCCACCGCAGGCAGCTCTATTACCACCGGCAGTAATAACACCTGTCTGGGAAATGCCGCCCAGCCGGCAACCGCGACGACCAGTAATACTATCACCTTGGGGAACGCGAGTATTACAACGTTACGTTGTCAGGTAACGACCATTACGGCTTTATCCGATAAGCGAGATAAAAGCGAAATCACCCCCCTTCAACCTGGCCTTGATTTCATCGACGCCTTGCAGCCAGTAAGGTTTGTTTGGGCGATGCGGGACGGGGGTAAAGTGGGCACCCCTGAACTAGGTTTCATTGCTCAAGATTTACAAGCAGCACAGAGAAAGACGGGCTATGTCATACCGGGATTAGTATTGGAAGAAAACCCCGATAGACTGGAAGCGGCATCGGGCACGCTACTCCCCGTGATAGTTAAAGCCCTGCAGCAACTCTCCGCGCGCATGTCGCAACTGGAAGCGTTGTTATGAGGCGTGTCCTGATTGGCACGCCGACCTATGACGGCACGCTGACTGCGCACTATGTTGACGCACTCTTGCGCACGCTTAAAGAAGCACCGAAGCAGGACATCGAGATTTTCCCGTTATTCATTTGCTATGACGCGCTGGTACAGCGGGCACGCAATGACATTGTTAAACAGGCCATTAGCGCTAATGTAGATGATTTGGTGTTTATCGACGCGGATATTGGCTGGGAGCCTGAGGCCTTCTTTAGATTACTCCGCCACCCCGTGCAGGTCGTCGGCGGCGTGGTACCTAAGAAATGCGACAATCCGGCGTTCAATGTCAAGGTACTGCCGGGCGCATCTTTAGAGATTATTGACGGGGTGATGGAGGTAGAGTGTGTCGGTACGGGCATTCTGCGTATCACCCAACAAGCCCTGCAGAACCTGTGGACCATCAGCGAAGAGTACCAAAATGAAGGGCCGGTAGGCCGTATGGTCTTTGATATAAAGATTATCGACGGGCAGCTGGTTTCGGAGGATAATATCTTTTGTCATAAGTGGCGGGATTTGGGCGGTAAGGTCTGGTTGGACCCGTACCTGCAGTGCACGCATACCGGCACCAAGACCTTTACCGCCAATTTTATGGAGTACCTGGAGGCAAACCGTGTACGGGAATAGTGCTTATTCAGAACTGGCTTTTTCACAAGACCCTAACGAACGACTGACCCAAGTCTGGGAGTTGATAGACAACAGCCAAACGGTCGATTGGGCTATTATAGACGACTCGCAATAGGGGGCATAAAAAAGCCTCGTTTTACCGAGGCTTGATTAGATACTTTAAAGTAACCTTTGCTTCGCAATGCTGCGCAACGCAACGCATAGCATCGCACCGCATCGAAACAATATAATACCACAGGATAATTAGCATGGCAACCTCCTACTCCCCAAGTTTAAAAATAGCGTTATTAGGTACGGGGGAGAACACCGGCACCTGGGGCACGTTGACCAACACCAATCTCGGCACCTTGATAGAGCAGGCTATCACCGGCGTGCAGGCGATTGTGATATCAACAGCCAATGTCACGCTGACTAATTCGGACGGCATCAGTAATCAGGCGCGTAATGCGGTATTGGTGGCGACGGGCACACCCGCCGCTATTTTTGACATCATTGCGCCGCTCGTCGAGAAGACCTATATTGTCCGCAATGCGACGACGGGGGGTTTTGATATCCGTATTCGTGGAGCAACGGGCAGTGCTGTCTCTGTTAAAGCCGGCGCAACGGTGCTGGTCTATTGTGATACCGTGAATTTCGTTCAGGCGCTCAATAACACCAGTGTGACGGCAGGCACCAATATTACGATAGCGACAGTAGGCGATGCTACTGCTGTCTCGACGTCAACCACCCCTACCTTTAATACCATCGCTGCGACAGGGTTGGTTAAGTTCACCGGGGCCTCTTCCAATGTTACCGCCGGCGTCGGCACCTTAGCCCTACGGGGCGGGCAAGTAGGCTTCCCTGCTACACAGGTTGCCAGCACGGATGTTAATACGCTGGATGATTACCAA